GCCCAGTGAGCCGCCGACTGAGGAGGAGCTGGGAAAGCCGCCAGCGGCGGATGGCGCCGCAGCGAAACGGACTGGACGGCGATCTTCTACGACCTAGCCCATACCTACCCCGGCCAGTTCCCCCGCACCACCTACGCAAAGGAGCTGCGGCAAACGGTGCTGCAGGCATGGCGTGAGCTGCAGCGGATCCGCCGCGAGCAAGCGCAACTGCAGGAGATGCCGGTGGCTCAGCTTGCGGCACTGCTGGCCAACATCAACCGCGACCCCAAGAAGGGCAAGCCTTTCAGCCTTCAGGACTTTCAGCTGTTCGCCAGCGAGCAGAAAGCCGAGCGGCGTCTCAGCGCTGAGGTGGCGGCTGTCGCCCTGGCGCTCAAGCACGACGACAAGGCACCGCCCCTGTTGGTGTCCTGCTGGAACGAGGTGCTGGCCAGCGCGGCAGAAGGCACGCGAATGCCGGAGGTGCGGGCACTGCATTCCGACGATGACGCCGTGTGGGTGTTGGCGCCGGTGTGGGAAGCCACCGGCATCCGTGGCGGGTTGGTGCTGGTAAAGGGGCAGATCAGCGGCACGGTCCTGCTGCGCGATCTAGATCGGCCACTGTTGACGCACCAGTTGCAAGTTCCTCATCGCCCTGGCTTCGGCTGGATCGAGGCCGGCTGCTTGCTGCTTTCGGCGGAAACCTAAGGCTATGGACCTGCTCAGCCTGCGCACTGCAATACAGTCCACGCTTAACAGCGTGCTGGGCACCTACACGCTGGCTAACGGGGCAACCACCCCGGCAATCTCGGTCCGCGCTCCAGGCGAAAGCCTGCCGGCTGGAACCACTGTCAGCGGTTTGGAAGTGGTGATCGTGCGGGAGCCAGAGCTGGTGCCGGTGCGGCAGTACAAAAACGAGCAAGCCTTCAGCCGCTGGACGCTGTACCTCGTGGACTGGGCCGGCACCAACAGCCTGCAAGATGTGGCCGGCGATCTGCTCTGGGCGTACCCCGGCAGCAACGCGGTGAGCATCAATGTGCCGCGTGGCGTTGGCCCCCGCAGTCAGATGCGCGTGGACATCACCACCAACCCTGAAACGCACGTCTGATTGGCGCGGAAACCTAGCCCAGATGAACGTTCCGGTGCAGCTTCATGGCTGAGGCTCTGGTCAGATACCTGGATGCCAATGGCCATCCGGTCTACGCATCAACTGACGATCCCCTGCCGGTCAACATTGGCAGTGCAACGCTGAGCGTTACTGCTGATGGCGTTGAGATCAAGAACGACAACAGTTGCCACGCTGACCCTGGCTTACGACGGCAGCGACAACCTGATCTCCGTCACCAAGAGCTGAGTCATGGGATATAAGTTCAACCCCTTCACTGGGAATCTTGACGAAGTAGGAGCAGGCGGCGCTGGCAGCACCCCTGGCGGCTCTGACACGCAGGTTCAGTTCAACGATGGCGGCAGCTTTGGCGGTTCCGCTGATCTGACCTGGGACGACAGCGCCAAAGAGCTGGGCGTCGGCGGCGACATCAACCTCGATGACGGCGGCACCTACGAAACCACCGTGCAGGTGGTGACACCGACCGCTAATCGCACGATCAGCTTCCCGGACGCCACCGGCACTGTGGCGTTGGTTGCTGGCAGCTCTGGTCAACTGACGTACAACTCTGCTGGCGCTCAAGCTGGCCTCACTTCTGCAAGCATCGGCAGCACTGGTGAGATCAACATCAGCTTGGCAGGTGCTGCATCCACCCCTCCTGTTTCGTTCACGGGTTCTTGGTTCACTGGTGGTACTGCTACCACGACTAAGCCTCAACTGCTGATCGAACCGACTGGTACGACTTCGACTGCGTGGAGCACCAGCGGCACGGGCCTGGGCGTTAATGCAGCGAGTGGGTTTGCGGGGAACCTGCTGGATCTGCAGGTGAATGGGACAAGTCAAGTCAGAGTTGATTCTGGTGGCTCTATTTTTGGAAAAAATGGTTCCTATTACCAGACCACCGGATCTCGCTATGGCTACGAATGTGTTATCTATATCGACGCCCGTCTTGCTTGGGGAAATGCTGGAGCAAGCATTGACCTAAGTTTGTTCCGCGACGCCGCCAACACCCTCGCTCAGCGCAACGGCACCAACGCCCAAACTTTTCGCGTCTACAACACCTACACAGACGCCAGTAACTACGAGCGAGCCAAGCTGGAGTGGGGATCTAACGTCTTCCGCATTGGCACTGAAGCTGGTAGTGGCGGCGGAACGCAACGCGCTCTGGAGATTATTGGCGGCCCATATATAAACTTTAATTTAGGTAGCGCAAACAAATTTGGCATCGGTGGCACTTACAACGTCAGTTACCAATCATTTAGTTTTAATAGTGATAACGCGCACGATATCGGGACTTCATCTTCTGGGCGTCCACGAAATATCTACGCCGCTACATCTATTACTGGCCCAGTTAATTTACAAGGCACCGCCCCAGCATCTGCCTCTGCTACCGGCACTGCTGGCGACATCCGCTATGACGCCGATTATGTCTACGTTTGCACGGCCACAAATACGTGGAAGCGTGCTGCCCTCGCTACTTGGTAACCATCATGGATTCACTTTCTTTCACGCTTACTGACCACCGCGCCATCGACGGCGTAATCGCCACTGTCAATCGTCAAAACGTCGGTCGCACTGCTGACGAATGGGTGACGGTTGATCAGTTCTGGGCTGAGCAAGTCACAGCACTTGCCAAAAACCTGGCTAACAGCGAAAGCGTTGGCATCATTACCAGCGCTGCTTTCATCCAGCGTTTTACCACCGACGAATACAGCGGCATTATTGCTGCAAGCAAAACCGATGCAGATGTGGCAGCGTTGATCAACACCTTGATCAACAGCGCTTACGTCTATCTCGATGATGCTCGCATCCTGCCAGGTCTCCAACAACTGGCAACCCTGGGTCTCTTGGGAGCTAATCGTATCCCCGAGATCGTGGCGTATGACCGCCCCGAACCAACACCTGCTCCTGTGCCTCCTGTTGAAGATGAACCAGCAGTCGTAGTCAACGACACTACTGAGCCCAATGGAGGTGATGTATGACGCTTGTTTGGCGGCCTGGGTTTCAGTTTGACGCTGATGCCTCCACTTACATCGAAGCGGTGGAGGCTGCTGACACACAGGCGCTGGAAACTGATGTCCGCTACGCCATCAATGACTTCGTGATTGGCTGCAAGCAGGATGGGATCTGGGATGCCATCAAGGCGAGTTGTATTTTGGCTGGGGCGCGGACCTTGGCTGGAGCGCTGGTTCCACTGGTTGGGACTGCGCCGACGAATAATGGCCCCTTCGTTTCGGCTGACTACAACCGAGAAACAGGCTTGGTGGGCGATGGCTCCACAAAATGGCTGAACAGTAATCGTGCTAACAATGCCGATCCACAGAATAATTGTCACTGTGCCGTGTACTCGACATTGGCAGAGGCATCGAACCTTAGGAGGTATTTTGGTTCGGAAATAGGTGGCGTATATGGTAGACTGTGTTATACGGTTACCGCAAATAACTCTATATACGTCCACGCCAATGGCGGCTCGATGAATGCAGGCTCTATCACAAGTATCGGCCTTATCGGTGTCTCTAGGTCATCTAGCTCATTGCTTAATAGCCGCTGTGGCGGCGTTACGCTTAGTTCATCGGTAGCATCAACAAATCACCAAACTCCAACCATCGGCATCTTTGCTGGACACAATGGATCTGCTCCAGTGGCCCCCTGCGACGCCCGCCTAGCCTTCTACAGCATCGGCGAATCACTCAACCTCGCCGCTCTCGACACCCGCGTGTCAGCTCTAATCACCGCTATCGGAGCAGCTATACCATGAGCACCCCACTAAATTCCAACACTACAACTGCTGCGGAGGTGATGTCATGAGCCCGATTTATGTGCCGGGGAAGGTGACCTTCCGCCAAACCTACGTTGGTACTGATGACCCTGACGCTGCTGCGTATATTGCAGCCGTGGAAGCTGCTGATGAAATTGCTTCCCCTGGTATTGGCGGATTGGAGACTGCCACCAAGGTAGCGATCCATAGCTTTGTCAAGGGTTGCAAGAATGATGGCATCTGGCCTGCGATCAAGGCGAGTTGTATCTTGGCTGGGGCGCGTACCACTAATGGAGCTTTAGTTCCACTGGTGGGAACTGACCCGACATCATACGATTTTGATCTCATCGGCAATACTGACTACAACCGGAAGACGGGATTAAAGGGAAACGCAAGTACGAAATATCTTGATACGGGCTATAATGCACAATCTCAGCCACTAAACAATGCGCATGTTGGTGTTCATATAACAGAAGCCTCCACTTTATCCTCTACTGCTTTTGGCGCAGGATCCACTGGGACAGGTGTTACAAACTGGAGTTCTGCGGGAAACATTAGGTTTCAATCTGCCGCCTTTATCGCACAAATACTGTACAGCAATGGATTTATTGGACTTTCTAGAGAAGCAAGTGCTGAAATTTCTGTTAGAACAGGATCCGCTACGTCTTTAGAAAGTCTTGCCAGTGATGGACGGGTGAATGAAAATTACAATATCTTCCGGCGCGGCAATGCTTCTCCTAATGCAAGTAACGCCCGCATCGCCTTCTACAGCATCGGAGAATCCCTGCCAGATAGTCCAACAAAAACTGGGCTTCAGCTTTTAGATGAAAGAGTGTCAGCTCTAATCACCGCATTTGGAGTGGCAATCCCATGACCTACACAAACCACGACCCTTTAGTCACTGCCCCTAATCAAACGGAGGTGTTGCGATGAGTTGGATTATTACGGGCATTCAGCAATACCCTGCTGTCATTGGTGAAGCGTTTGGTGGCGGGTATTTTGCTGGTTATATCAGTCATACGGCTGATGGGAACCCTACACATGCGTTGATCGTTGCGCCGGTTGCGACAGGGCAATCCTCTACTACATTGAACTGGAAAACAACTGATACCGATACGCCCAATACAAATAGCTCATTTGATGGTGCTGCGAATACTGCCGCAATGGTCACGGCAGGCATTGCCAACCATCCTGCTGCAAATTTTTGTGTGAACCTAAGCATTGGTGGTTTTACTGACTGGTATTTACCGGCGCTTCTTGAGCACGATATCGCTTATTTTAATCTTAAAGGAACAACTACAGCAAATAATACGGCCGGAGGCGCAAACGCTTACAGTGTGCCAATCAGAGCAAGTAATTTCACTTTTGGTTACCCCGCTCAAACTTCCGTTTCTGTTTTCGTAGGCGCGGAATCATTCGGCTCTAGCCAGCTTTGGACTTCGACGCAAACCGCTTTCAATCGCGCCAATATCCTAAGTTACAATAATGGGCAAAGACTTAATGCTCCCAGTAAAGCAGCCTCATTTTATACAGTCCGCGCCTTCCGCCGCATAGCTCTCTGAGCCCTCGTAGTGTCCCCGTCTAAGAGCGCAGGCAACTTAGGCCAAGCGCCCCACCCACCCTGCGGTGACTGACGAGGAGTACAACGCCCCAGCCGCCGCTGAGCAAAGCACCTGGGTTTCCCAAGCGGTCCCGGCCCTGCTGGTGGCTGCTGTCGTGGGCCTTTGTGGCCTGTTCCTCCAAGTCACCAAGATTGAAGCGGGCCTGAGCACCGTCTTAGAAGACGTGCGGGAACTGAAGAACGACTCAAAGGAACGCCTGAACGACATTGACCGTCGTGTGCGTTCTCTTGAAATGCAACGCCGCTGACGGGGCAATTTAGAGC